GTGCTGCTGCATATGTGTCTAAATCATGTTCGCCAGCAGTAGTTTGTATCTCACTTAATATGTTTAGCTTGTCTAATTTATTTGGATCGTTTAGAACTTCTGTAGCTAAAGAAGTCCAAGATTCACACTGAGATCCTAATATGATTGCTTCGGAAATACCTTGTGCTAATTTATTCTGTTCAGCGTTTAGAGATTTTTTAGAATATTTCTTTTTCAAACCTAATTCTACAATAGAATACAAATCTTTTGTTTTATCCATGACTTTAGCGATTGCATCTTTTGCATAAACAGAAGCGTTAGATCCGACAGGACGACCTTTTTCAGTTGGAGTCGTTGTTTTTTTGATTGCGGGTTTAACTCCTGAAACTTCAGGCGTTGGAGGAGCGATAACAGGAACGCCGCCAACAATTGGGTTATAATATCCCTTCTTTCTTTCTTCTACAAACTTAGCTTGAGCAGTGCCTAGCTCTTCTTTAGTTGGATAAATACCAGTTTCAATTACTCTCAACCCTTCTTCTGGAGGTAGTATTCCTAGTTCCATCATGCGCGTGACCACGCGATTAAATTGAGTCTCGTCTTTAATAGATACCTCTTCAAACTTAGCGATAGGGCATTTACCTTTAAATCCCAAGTTGCGAAAAATCAATTCCATTTCAGGCTGTAGAAAATCATTCAAGAAAGCTTTTCTAGCTTCCTTTAATCTTTCGAAAAATACTTGAGCTTTTACAGTTGTGTTTGCAAACTTTTCTGAACCGATAAGAATGTTCTGCAATCCTTCTTTAATGTCCTCATTAACGACTTTATACTTTTCATATCCTAAAACTTTATTCATATCTGGGATAATGAACTCAGCTTTTGTTGTATAATCTGCAACTAGAACGCGACCAACAGATTGATTGCTCAAAAGACTTTGCATCGCTTTTATATTCTTGTGATTAATACCTCCTTTAGCTGGTTCGCTACCCATAGTTATCAATAGAATGACATTCTCAATTGTGCGGCAAATAGCTTGATCAATCTTTTTCATTTCCATCTTAAAATTGATATCATCAAGAACGGCAAAACCAAAAGGTATAGCAAAAGGTTCGTAATCTTGCTTCTTATAAAAAGAATAAATAATATCTGTAGGATTCAATTGAATTTTAAGCCCATCTCTTGCCCATTGACCCAATCTGATTTTTTCTTTTGTATCGTTGTCTAAACTATCAAACACAACTTTGTCATGATCGTTTTTAGGCGATCTAAGTCTTTCTAATTCGTATTCAGAAAGTATTTTTTGATAAACAATTTGATGCCAAGAACTTGTGTGATTTGTTGTTAAATAATATGGATTGAGAAGTGTGTATTGAACTGGAATTAAATTCTTTACGTCGTATGACGTAGGATAATTATACAATTTAATATCTGTATTATAAGACGCTCCATCATATGAAGCGTATGTTTCTAGAATTTTTTGAAAATCGTCGATATTAAATTTAGCATTTATCTTGTAAAAGAAAACATTACCACTGCGATAATACTCGCGGAAGTATTGATCTTTAACATTCCACATCCTTGTATACTTCATCCATTTTGAGAAAAAGTCTTTTGATTTTTGACTTCCACCTTCTAAATATATTTCAGCATTAGCAAATTCAGACATAATATCAACAGCATTTCTAAAAATAGCTATATTTGCATAAGCTTTCTGGCATAATTCTATAGCGTCACGAATATTATATCCGTTAATAGAAGTTTCGAACGGCAACATTCCTTCTCTAATGTTTCCATATTTATAAATTTTTGGTCCTACATAAGCCAAATTTCTGCGTAAATTAGTAGATTCTCCTCCTCCACTTCTTTCATAACTAGAAGCTTTAGCCTCTTGTTGATAGAATGGATCACCAACTAAAGAAGGTTCAGAAGCATTATCTCTTAACATAGCGTCAAGCGGCTCAGACTGCCCTTCTTGAGCTTTAGAGAATTTGCCCCAATAATCTGATCTTTTATTATATTTGCGACTCATGTTAATAATAGTTACACATTGTCACTTTAAAAGTGACTTTTTAACTTTTAAGCTATAAACATTGGTTCAAAAGTTTCAGTCATATCTTCAACTTGAGTATTATTCATGTCGAAATAAATCTTACACAACCAATTACCTAATACTAATGCTGAGTAACTATCTTTTCTAGGTTTATCTGGTCCAGACTTACGTTTAAGGTTCGCTGGAAGATCAAAGTTCTGCATACCTTGAGCAGATGTTGTTATTTGTATGAGAGCGCATTCTGTTTTAGTTAACAATATCATATCAGTTAAATGTTCTACAAAATCAATCATTTTAGCTTCTTCATTTTCTTTTTCAGTGTCCAAAGCGTTAGAGAATTTTAAATCTGTAATACCAATACGCTTTTTAGTTTGACTTCTGAAATTATCATCAATAGCTCTACTAGCGAAATATGTACGGCGATGATCGAAATTCGCTTGTAACAACTCATTCGCTAATCGTATCCAACCTGAAGTTGGTTTTCTTAAGAAAACGTATTTATAATCTGATCTGTTGTATTCAGTTTTTGCAGAATATAAATTTTGAGCATATTCTTCGGGTCTTTCGAATTCTGTTACCATTGATTTCAAATTTATTTTAGCATCCTTAAACAATTCGCTTTCATTGCAAGAATTCATGAACTGAACGCCGCCGTTATAGTCCATGCAGATCGCTATGATATTAAAGTTCTGCAATAGATATAAGAAATATTTAATATGATCTTTTAAAGAAGATCCAGAGAGAGCGTAAGAATGAATTAAAGTATTAATTTGTTTTTCTTTATCTATTTTTAATACTTGAATGGCAAAATCATCTGATGATTCAGTTTCTGACCAAGAAGGATCTACCGCCAATATATATTCATCTTCTGGATTACCAACCACCTCAACGGCAGGAAGCTCACCATCAGGAACAGTGCATAACGCCATCTTAGATATTTTAAAATAGCCAGAACTATCATCACTAAACTGTGCGCCGAACTCTCGCAAAAACTGCGACTCACTCATTGTCGATTTTGCTTGATTAATTAGATTTTGATCGTACAACTGAACTGGAGCGCAGTCATAAGAGAACTGCATAATACAACGCTTAGTCTTTTCTTTGTTTTTAGGGTTAGATATTAGATTTTCATACTGCTCGTATAATTTATACAAGTATTCAAATTTAAAAGACGCTGAAGATAATGCTATTAATTTATTGTTAGGCCAGATATACCTATCTTCTTCAGTCATTTCTCCTTTATTAATCAATTGGGTTTCAAGATTATAAAGTTCTTCTCTTTGAGTCGGGTTTTGAACGACGGATAAGAAGGGAATAATGACTTCGTTATAAATACGTTCAGGCATCAATAAAAACTCATCAATAATAATACGATGAAAACGAAAACCACGAAGCTTTTCGCCATCACCTAATGGCAATGCACGAATGCGACTTTTACCAATCTCCATTACCCATTCATCGTTAGACTTGGATATTTTTGTAATACATTGTTTTAAAAGATAAGCTTCAGGTTTAGCAGCGATGTCTTCTATCTTTTTAAATATCATTTTTGACTGACGAAATGATCGGGATAATATACCTGTTTCAACTCCTTGATTTAATATAGCATCAAGTACGGCGTAAATACCAGTAGTATAAGACTTACTCATACCACGCGACCACACGCCCAAAAAATAATCACTTTCCAACATGCCTTTAATAGCCATATGTTGAAAAGGAAACAGTTTGACACCAGTTATTAAATCAGTAGCAAAAGTAGTATTGTTGCGAAGAAATTGATAAAACAATAACTTCGCTTCTCTCTCTTCTATATATCCAGGTATCTTCGCTAATTCCTCATTGGAAATTAACTGCGACTTCCTTGGTACTTGGTTGCCAATTTCCCAGCTCATTATCTAAAAAATACTGTATATCCACCTGCCATACTGACTTACCATGATATAATAATTTTGGTATAATATCTAAAGATTTGTTTCTACTACCAGTGAATATAAATTGTATATGCCTTGGATATTTATGGCATAAAGAACGCATATTATGAAAAACATATTCTAAATTTGTTTTTCTATTGTATTTGCGCTGATTTATTAGTATGCTACTTATACTGCTTTCAATAACCACAAATAAATAACAATTCAATTCAACTGCTTTTATAACTTCCTTCTCAAATCTTTCTATTCCAGAAGCCATAGTGCCTAGAAAATCAGATTCGCTTTTTCTATCAACGAATGTATTAGTAAAATATTTTTTATCAGCGATTAGATAATCTCCTACAAATATTTTTTCTATTTTAGACTTAGGGAATTCCAATGCGTCCTGTTCTCTAGTATCAATAAGTATCGGCAAATGAGATACATCTGTTTTATTAAAAGCTTCTGGTAAATTTTTATTATATAAAGGCTCAATATTTAAAAGCTTACATGCATTAGTATAAGAACTAAAATACTTCTTATAAATATTTAAACTCGGCAAATCAAGAGTTATCACTTCATTATGAAACGGCGCAAAATGATATTGTTTTTCATCTACCCTCTTTTTTAGCAGTTCAATGCATTTTGTTTTAACTGTTTCTTCGTTAGATGCAGCTTCCCACTTCAGAAACTCTGTATAATCAAGAAACTCGGTTTCAAAATATTGTTTTTTATTTTTAAAAGGTATTTGTTGGCGATAATAAAGAGAGTTTCTCGGATAATGCGTGCAATAATACTCTGCTTGATAAAGGTTATGCTTTTTTAAATGGGCATGAAAAGACTTATCGTTATTAAAAGATTCGCTACAGATTTTACACTGAATCATATAGCATCTTCTTTAGAAATTCCTAAAATTCTAGCTTTCCATGAAGACATATTCTCTAAACGATCAGCTTCCTCCTTAATAGTGCGCTTTTGCATATCGGCAATTTGAATCATCATTTTGCGTTCTTGCTCGTCTTGAAAAAGCTCTACAAGGTTAAGTATAGAAGCGTTCTTCTGATGCGTTTGCTCTACTCTCTTGGACCGTTCGCCATTGAGCTTTTGAATACTCTTGTCTATACGCCCAGCGCACTGATTGTATTCTTCAGAGATCGTCTTAAGAACCTCAGTTAGACGCATTGTGAAGTCTTTCTGATCTTGCGTCTCATTGAACATATCATTTATCTTGTTTTTCTTAATATCGATCTGTCTTAGATTGATATAGTCCATGCAAACATTAATATACAAATTAATTTCATCAACAGTCAAGTCAGGCTTATCCCAAACAGAGCGCACGAATTCCGCTTCGAATAATTCTTTATCTATAGAGCTATTATATGAGTCGTAATTGCCAACAAATCTTGGACTTGATAAATAATTCAATAATTTTTCCATCCATTTTCTATGTTGCAAAGATAATTTTTCTTCAGAAATGTTTTGGCCGCACCATTTATTCGCTTTATTGATTACCGTTCTGATTGAGCGTGGAACAGAGTATTTGTCGCCAACTCCAGATTCGTTATCTACAAGATAATCAGGATATTTTTCTTTTATGTATTTTTGAACGGCTCTATACTCAGGTGTAATAAAAATATTAAAGTTTTCAAGGCCCAGAAATTTTTCATGGAATATTAACTCTGTTACTTGCCTAGGAGTTATTCTTGTTTTAATGTTTTGTTCAATAAATTCACAATTTTCTTTTGATAGTATTTCTATTGTTTGTGTGGGCTTTGGCTTTTCTTGTTTTTTAACAAATCCAGTTGTTAAAAGAAAGTCTCTAACCAGTTTTGCCTCTTTAGATCTACCCGTTAAATCTTCACGATTATAAAGTAGATTAGCGAGGACGACGTAGTCTTGAATTCCTTCGTTAATCTTCTTTAATATAAATGCTTTATTTTCGTCTGTTAACATATTAAGATGAGAATATATCGTTTTCTTTTAATAACAATTGAGCTTTCACATACAACATTTTTTTTAAATTTTTTATTTGTTTGTAACCCGCTTTTCTTCCTTTTTCGCTTGTTTTGAATTTTAGTATTTGGGCTACTTGATCATCGCTAAGATTGTCTATAAAAAACATTTTATAAATAAAGAAATGCTTATCTCCTAAATTATTTTTCATTAAACCATGAAGTTTACTTTCAGCATTTTTATAATCATAGCTTATGCTTGATTCACAATTCATAAAATAATTTTTATGGTTCTCTAAACTTACGGTCATCTTGACATCGTAAGCGGATTTTTTTACTTTCTCCCATTTAGCGTATAATGGACATTCATTACATTGTTTGCCGCTAGTTGTAAAACCACATGACATTTCTATTCCAGAATCACCTTCTTTATTTTGATTAAATGGACAAGACAAACAAGGACGCGCAAAACTTGTATAATTATTGCGTATAATATTTCTAATTTGATTCGTGACTATACGATTCACCCAAGGTTCAATCGCTCGCGATTGATCCCATAGATGCCATTTTTTATATATATGAAGTTTAATGACTTGCTCTATATCTTCAAAATCAAACCAAGTAATCGCTTTTAACTTCCACTTGTTTCTGCGCTTTTTGATTACTTGGTTAATAATCTCATACATGTCTTCAAAATTTTTCTTTTTACGATTCATCTATGTCTTGTATTGGGCGCGAACTACACTCCTTCAACGACTGACTTAAAAATTCTTCTTTAGTGAGTTTTCTATAATTAGAATTCGGTCTTGAACTTATTCTTTCACTCTGATCGACTGGAGGAGCGTTAAATAAATCTTTTCCTAAATATTTATTACCTGCTGGTTTTTCTATTTCGTATGAAAGTTTCGATGGTCTGACGAAGACAGTGGGAATACCATCTTCATCGACTTCTGTATTTTGTTTGCGAGAGGTAGATCTCGATTGTAGTGAATTTTGTAAAGTCGGTTTACTGATGTTTGCAAATCCTCCCAAAGAAACCCCACAGTTAGTACAGAATTTAGAGCCTTGGGCATGTTTTGTTCCGCAACTTGAACAGTAAATATTACTCATAGTTATTATATCAATGAATGTTTGTTTTATCTAATCTCTTAAGAGAATGAACGATGTATTTAAGAATCTCACTACGCATAATATCTTCTTCATTGAATTCGAAACAATAAATACCCCTTTCTTCACTGTCTTTATTATTAAATAAATCATAGATTTTCATGAAACCAGATTTGTTTCCAATGTCTGATTGCATAGCGTCTCCGCAGATAAACATTTTAGTATTCTCGCCAATACGAGTGAGAAGAGTAATCAATTCCTTGCTGCTATAGTTCTGAGATTCGTCTGCAATAATGATCTTCTCGTTCCATGTGGCACCTCGTAAGAAGTTGACAGGCAAAGCCTCTATAATGCCACTAGTTTCAAGATATTTTGATTGAGACATCGGGATAAGCTCATCCAACTTATCATACAGCGGTATCATAAAAGGATTAAACTTTTCATCTACAGTTCCAGGCAAAGAACCTAATCCTCTTTCTCCAGACTCAACGATTGTTCTAATGTATTTGATCTCGTACTTTGAATTCATATTCAACATATGCAATGCACAATAAACAGCCAAAAACGTTTTAGAACTTCCAGCCGGTCCATTAATAAAAACAATTTTAGTATTTTTATCAAAAGCTATTTGAGCAAAACTTTTTTGCTTGTCTGTTAAATTAAAATTCTTAATTGTTAATTTAGTCGATTTGAAACTATTATTTGAGATAATGTCGTTCAGATCGTGTTTTTCTTTTTGAATTTTTTTCTTTTTGATTGACATACTATAAATAAATTTACACTATTATATATGATTTTTCACTGTTTGAGCGTTCCTTACTCGCCTACTAGAAAAGATGTTTCATTATGTGCTTTTGTGCAAAAAGTTTATAAGTTTTGCGACGAAATGACTAAGAGGGGCCATACTGTTTATCATTATGGTCATGAAAACTCTATTGTTAATTGCACAGAACATATTAATGTTACTAATAATGATATATTAATTAATAGCTATGGCAACTTAAATGATTGGAAGGTTAAAGGTTTTGATCAAAACGTTAATACAAAAGCGGTTAATGCGTTTAATGACAATTGTGTTACAGAGTTAAACAAAAGAATAAAATCAAGTAATGAATTTATATTATGCTGGTTTGGGTTCGCGCATGAACCATGTGTTAAACACTTTTATGATAAAACTATAGTAGTAGAACCAAGCATAGGTTATGATAGCATGTTCGCGCCAATTAAGATATTTGAAACATATAGTCAAATGCATAAAATGCACGGTCATTCTAAAACACACGTTGAATTAGGATGCGAATATGTTGTTTATCCCGGCTTTGATCCTGAAGACTTCATATACAAAAAACAAAAATCAAATACAGCATTATTTTTAGGCAGAATTATAGAAGATAAAGGCGCACAACTTGCTTATGATATCTGCAATCACGTTGAACAAGATATTATATTTGCAGGACCAAACATACTGAATCTTAAAGAGACTAAACATTGTAAATTTGCAGGATTCGTTGGTCCTATTGAACGAATGAATTTACTAAGCGATGCGAAATTTTTATTTGCTCCTTCGTTGTTTATGGAACCTTGTAACTGGACGGTTATTGAAGCTCAATTTTCAGGAACGCCTACTATTACAACGAATTTCGGCGGCTTTACCGAAACGGTATTGCAAGGAGAAACTGGATTAAGATGCTCTACTACAAACGATATGATATACGCCACTCAAAATATAGATAAGCTTATCAATCCTGAAAATTGTTATAAAAATGCTATTTCTAGATTTAATTTAAAAGCGCAATGTGATTATTATGAATATATTTTTAAATCATTAATGATATGACAGCATATACATATGGAGTTTATGATCTATTTCATATAGGTCATGTAAATTTATTTAAAAGAATAAAACAACAATGCAGTAAACTAATTGTTGGAGTTCATAATGATGAACAGGTTATGACTTATAAAAATAAACCTATCATTAATTACTATGATAGGTTAGAGATTATTAAATCTTGTAGATATGTTGATGAAATTTATGAAAATGCAGATTTAGTAACTACTGATGATATATTAATAAAATTAAAAGCTGATTTCGTTTTCGCTGGAAACGAAAATCCAGAGTATCTTGAAAAATATTATCAAGTATCTTCTGGCAAATTGATTCTTTTAGATAGAACAGAAAACATTTCTACATCAAAAATTAAAAATTTATTAAAATTTTAAATGATCAATATCATTTTTTATCATAAATGAGATAAAATCCGAATAAAATATATTATCATTTTTAATAATAATTTCTGAATAACAGTCGTCAAAAATATTTATTTTTGTACAATCTATATCTAAAACGCCTCTCTTTACTATTATCTTGCGGAAGAAATTTTTTAAATTTTCTACTTGCATATCTATTTTATCATAGTTTTCTAAATCAGTATAGAAACAACACTCTTTCATGTGCGACGTATTTCCACTTTCTTTAGATCCGTATTGTATTTTTTCAACAGAGTAATCTCCATAAACAGTTTTTAAAAATAAATCTGGTCTATAGACAGTCGTAAAACTTTTATTTTCCAAAATAACTTCAGAAGATTTAAAAGTTTGAAAATGAAATATTTTTTCATGTATAAAATTAAAATCCGCTAAATAATAATTTATATTTCTTTTTAAAAATAAATTTAAATCAATTCTTTTACTGCTATTAAAATTAAAATATATCGATAAAACGGCAAGGTTCAAATGCCAAGAAAAAGGAGGAGAATTTGCAGATATTAAATCTAAAATACTATTTAAATTTTTATAATTTTCATTAGCTATAATAGCAAAATCTATATCATCAGATTTAAAAACACCGTTGTCTCTAACCGCATTAATTAACGATCCTCCAATTAAATAACATTCTATGTTATTTTCCCAAAACAAATTTTGCAAAAATTTTGCATAATTTATGTAATGATCTGTATGAAATTCTATATTCATATCGTTTATTAAATCCGCTTATTATTATTTTGTATAATAGCCAGTGTTATTCCAAAAACTTTGAGTTATGTCTACCTTTCTATTCCAACGTCTATTTCGTTCTTGCTTGTGTGTAAATCGTTTAGCAATAAATCTATTTTTTCTTTTACCATTTCAAAAGATATTTCTTTTGAGCATTCAAAATCTTTATTTCTTGGACAATATTTCCAAGTTTTTGCTATATTTTTTTCATTATCTATTGAGCTATCATTCAAACAGCCATTACAAACATTTTTATTTATCACTCTATAATTATTTTCTTTGAATTCGTTATTCTCGCTTGTGCATCCAGATATCATGACAACTTTTTTATTTAAAGCCCAAGCTAACCAAGAAAGACCACTGCTTAAGCCGATAAAAAAAGCACAATTTTTTATTTGTTCTGTTCTGTATTCAATAGGATAATCTCCAGTTTCATTAATTGCTCCATTAGGAATTTTATTCCATTTTCCTTTTTCACCAAAAAGCTCATGTTTATCAATAGCATATATATCATATCCTAAATTTTTAAGATAACTAACTACTTTTTTCCAACCATTATCGTTCCAATATTTCATTTGACTAGTTGAATGAACGCTTATACAAACATATTTTTTCTTTTTATTAAATTTATATTTAGTAATTTCTTTCAAAAATGGTTTTATTTCTTGATATTCTAAATCTAAAGTTTCACAAATTATTTTTTGCATTGGTCCTTCTTGAAATTTAAAATATATATCTTTTATCGCGTCGAAACTATTTTCATAATCTTTGTTAACAAAAAAAACATTAGAATTGTTAGAGTGTAGAATATTGTGCCAAATTGTTTTAACATAAACTAAACCTCCATATTTTTTTTGATAAAGGTCCGCATAAACCGAAAAAGCAATATTATCCCCTAAAGAATTAGAAATAAAATTTATTAATGTAGTTTTATTTTTCATACAGAACATTCCAAACGTATTCTAAAATTCTACCTGATACTTGAGAACTCAGACTTTGAGCATTTTTTGTGACTTTTAACTTTTCATCTATTTCAGTTATTAACAACCAATTTAAAAGACGAATATAAAAATCTTTAGTATAGATTAGAACTTTTTCTTTTTTAACTAAAAATTGAGCGCTACCCTTTCCATCTATTTTTTCAGGCATTAGAATCTCACCATTGAACAATTCAAACCATACGTCTTCGACCCATAGTTTATAACTTCTTTTATATGTACATCTTGATCCCAATCTATGATAAAAATGCTCTTCCTCACTTTCTACTTCATTTTTTAATAATGGGACTATATCGTTATTATTAAAATTAAAATATTTTTTCTGTAAGTCTAATTCTTTGATTAATAAATCTATATTTTTATCTTGATGCCAAGAGTTTCTATGAGCATGAATAAAAATCATGTTTTCTGGAAGATTATCATAGTTGTCAATTATATATTTTAAATAAGCGTAAGACTCGACGCCTTTATCATGATCTATATTTATTATTTTATCGGTATTATGTAAAGTTCTAGAATATATAACGTAATCAAACGAATCGTCTAAAAAATCTAACCAATTTAAATTTTCATTAAAGTGATGAGCTATTATTTTTGTATTCTTTTTCTCTTGAGAATCAGAAATACATGAATCAATTTTTTCTCTTACCATCTCAAACGTAATCTCTCGGGAACATTCAAAATTTTTATTTTTGGGACACCACAACCAATTATCTCTTTCAAATGGTAACGACGAATCATTCCAACAACTATTACAAACGTTTTTATTATGAACTCTATATGGAGTATAAAATTCAGATTTAGGATCTGAAAACCCTGATATCATAATCACTGGTTTACCACATGCCCATGCTAACCAAGACAATCCAGAACCTAATCCAATAAAAAATTCACAATCGCGTAAATCATTCACTCTATCTTCTAAAGATATATCTCCCGTCTTATTAATAGCATTAGATGGAATGCTATTCATGTTATTAGGCGGTAATCCAAAACTTTCATAACGATCAATGCATACTACATCATAATCTAATTTATTTAGATAATCTACTATTTGAATCCAACCATTTTTATTATTCCAGTATTTACATTGAAGAGTAGATTGCGTAGCTATGCAAACGTATTTTTTATTATATTTATTTCTTCTATTAAAGAATTTTATTTTACATTGTTCTTCGTTATAGGTTAAACCTAAAATTAAACAAGCGATTTCTTGCAAATTTTTATCTCTCCAATCTAGATCTACAAAACAACCTATTTTAAAATCTATTTTTGAAAAAAAATCAAATTGTTTAGAATAATCATGAAATTTTAATTCTGGATAGCTTTTTTCTAAAATTTCTTTGTATGGAGTAAAATAATTTACTTTTATATTTTTTTCTCTAGCGTATCTCGCTACAATTGGAGTCCAAGCTATAAAATCTCCTAAACTAGCAGATTCATTAGTTATATTAATTTCTTTTTTTTCAAATTCTTCTTTTAAATGTTGTGTTGCTATTTTTGCAGCCTTTTCCCAAGTAAAATCTTCTCTAATAATAAAACTATCTTTCAAAGCTTTCTCTTTATAAAAAGCGTAACTATTATAAACCTCTAACATTTTATCCTTAAGATCGTTATAATCAGGACTATAATAACCAAACATAGGATTTTTTTTATCTAAAATTTCTCCATGAATTTTAACTGGTATACCCAATCCTTTTGCAAATTCTAATTGACCCGAACAATCAGAATATATAGATGGAATACCACACGCTAAAGATTCTATAAGCGGCAAATTCCAACCTTCAGATTTTGAGCAAGATAAGTAAACATGACTACTTTGAATCATTTTTATGACCTCCTCTCTATGTTGAAAATCTATAATTTTAATATTCTTGCAATCAACGTTTATATTTTTAAGTCTTTCTGATGTAGATTTAAAATCATCATCAGGGAAATTATTCGAACAAGATAGTAATAATTGTGTATTATCGTTATTCCCAAATAACTCCACATAAGCTTTTATTAATTCTTTTGTACTTTTTCTTGTTTCCCATTTTCCCAAAATTAAAAATGTAAATTTATCAAAAACATTTGTTTTGTCTGGGAATAAAATTTCAGGATCAATCCCTTCTGGAACAATTTTTACTTTTTCTTTTTGTATTCCCTGTTTAATCAAACAAATTTTTTGCCAATCAGTGGGAACCCACACTTGATCAGCGCATTTAAGTTTATTGAAAAATTCTTCTGAATACGTCGTTTTTTCCCAAACGTTATAAAATATTTTTTTCCCTAAATATTTATTATCGTAATATCTATGATGACAATCAATTAAAACGATATCGTACTGATGATTAAAATTAGAAATTCCATTGTAAATAGGCACATCTATGTCACCTTGTTCTGAACCGCAAGTTTGTAAAGCTAATATTTTTTTATCTAATTCGTCTACGGAATCACCATGAACTTCTTTAGAATTAATTCCCTGCCAATTAGAATCTATAGAAAAATTTCTTATTTTCACTTCGGCTTCTTTAGATAATGCTCTAAAAAAATTTTTAGAATGAACAGCATACCCAGTGTTTCCAATATAAGCACAATGCCCTAAAATTTTCATATCAGTATATAATTATGTCTAAAATATTTAAAAAATCTATAAGAAAAACCGGCCAACTGGGTCTCAATTTTTGCAAAATTCTCGTTTAACGAATTATTTAATTGAACCTCATTATCAAAATAATTTTCTTCTAGATAGTATAAAATAATTTGAGCTGAAGTGTTGATTTGTTTTATTTTTAATATCGTTTCTTTTATGGAATTCGAATTTAAATAGTAATTACAAATTATTAAATAAAAATCAGCGTTCAAATCAAAATTAAAATTTATTTTACAATCAGAATATAAATTTCTAAGTTTATTTTTTTGATCTGGATTTAAATTCTCTGATGTTATTGATATAGATTTATTATATAATACATTAATACCTAAAATAGATAAACCACAAGTTTCTTTATATATATCATTAAAAATATATAACGGATCATAACAATTATCTTTTATTTTATCGTAAGCTAAATCAAAATTTCCATTAAAATTATCTTTAACTGTAGAATGAGACTCCGAATTATCTCTTAATTTCCAATCATATAAACATCTTGGTATATGCAACCATTTGCCAATACTATTCATATACATAACTCTGTATGAATCTTCAGCGCAAGCATCAAAATCATTTATTTCAAAATTTAAATTTTGAACATTTTTAAAACACCTTAAATGCCCCAAAGCATTGTATGTGATATTTTTTAAATAATCTGTTTGGGGATGGAATGTCGTAAGTTTTTTTAAAATTGTTTCATTATTTTTAACTAAAGACAAAGAATGCAAAGTATTATTTTGAGTTTTAATAAAATCACTAGTTATTAAAACAGCGTCTGGATATTTCTTAGCTAAATTGTTATAAACTTTCAAGAAGTTATGATCGAAACCATCGTCGCAATCTATTAAAACAATGTAATCAAATGAAGAATCAAAAAACTTATTTGGCTGCCAATACATTTCTTTTTTATGAGATTGTTCTATATATTTTACATTCTTAAGGTTCTTTACTTTCTCCAAAAGAATAGATTCTGTATTATCTCCGCTGAAGTCATCGGTTATTATCCATTCCCAATTATCATAATTGATTTTAGAAACTTCATTAAAGATAAAATCAATAAATTTTTCTGCTTTATAAAAAGAAGTGTATAAACCAAATTTTAAATTCTTCATGTTTCCTTTTATTATATAGCAAAATCTAAATATTCTATAACTTGATTCACAGAAGGCTGGCACTCAAATGTTTTTTTATTTTCTAGACAATTGATTAAAGGAGGAACGTAATTAATACTAGCCCACTCTTTTATAGAGTATCTTAAATTATTAGTGCAGTATAAATCACAAGCGCCTTTTAAATATTTATATTTATAATTTTGACGACTATTTCTATAAGGAGCTACCAATCTTGGATCTTTTGCGCTTCCCAAATGTAAAATATTTACATCAGTTGTGCCAGCTAAATGCAAAGGTCCGGTATCGAATGAGATAAATAACTTAGAGTTATTTATAATATTCCAACATTGACTCATGTTAGTTTTATCTATTAAATTTAAACCATAAATATTTTCAAAATCATAAAAGTCTTTGTTTATTACATGAAATTCTTGCTCTATGGTTTTTTTACCTATCAGAACTGTAAAAATATTTCTTTTCTTTAGGTAGTCTATTATTTTTTGCCAATTTTCTTTTGCCCATGTTCGATTAGGCCAATTTTTTGCAGTATGTAAAACAATATATGGAGATTTAATATTAAAATCATTTTTATAAGGCGAACTGAAAAATTCGCAATGCATTTCTTCAGGCATTAATGAAAAACCAAGATCCATAGCATGAATCTGTCTAATATCGAAAGTATTAAATTTTCTTTCTATACCAAATTGATTTTGTTTACCAGGAAGGACGAATGATTCAAAAAACTCATAATCGCCAGATAAATTATTGATATTAAAATGATTTGAGTTTATTATTTTATCTATGTAAGGATTGTTTTGCAACACTTCGGGTGTATCATTTATTATATTTAATTTCGTATCGTATAATTTACTTAACTTTCTAATAACAGGGGTTGAACACAAAACGTCGCCTAAATTTGTACAATTTATTTTATAAAATATATTTTTATTCATTTGATTTTCTGCGAATTATTTTTAGCGTAAATGATACCTAGCGTATCATTTAAATCGCCATGTTCAACAGTGAATTCATTTTCTTTTAAAAATTTAATTATCCCATGATAAGGACCATGATATTCTAAAGCAATTTTATTAACTCTTTCTCTTAAAAAACTAGCGTTGTCTTCAATAAAAATATCATATTCGCCACCTTCACAGTCAACTTTTAAGAAATCAATAAAATCTATATTATTTAATTTTACAAAGTCTAAAAAACTAAAAGTATTAACAGTTTCTTTTGAAAAAACATTTGGTTTTATAGAGTTGTTTCTTTCGTTTTTTAATAAAAAATTAGCCCCACTAAAAATATCTAATAACACTAAATCTTGAGTTTCTGTATTTTTTGATATAGCGCACTTATTTAAATGGACTTTTGAATTGCCATTAAAATTTTGTTGTAAAACCTCAAAACACTTCGAATTAGGTTCGCAAGAAAAGACGCGACTCGCTGCTTTTTCTAAAGCGTAATGAATAAATAGACCCACATTTGAACCAATATCTACCACTGTATCATTTTTTTCTATAAAAATTCCATATTTATTATAACTTTCGATAAAAAATATTTCTTTAACAATAGATAAATCGATAGTTAAATTTTTGTTATAAAAATAATTCAACAAGCAAGGGACGTTTTTTAAGATATCGAAACAAGGGTTTTTTGAGAAACGAAATTCTTCTTTAAAAATAGTTTGACCGCCATCTTCAACAGAAAAATAAGCCCATTTTGAAAACGGTAAATTTGCCGTACTTATCCAATAACATTGATTTTGAACAAGATTTAATGTTTCGCCATAAAGTCTAAAACCAAACAACGAATCGTCCAAACGTATATATAAATCTTTATTACATAAATTAGGGTTTGCGATAGAAAAAGTAAATTTTATTTCACTTTTCGTTTCGTAATATTCAACGTCGTGAACAATAAATTGCGGCTGATGTGTGATCATTTTATTTAAATATGGTTTTTGATTTTGCGAAGATCCGCACATGAGTGGCGTACCTCTTTCTTCGCTTCCTTGTATATTATATGGCTACCGAATTGTTTTGCAAGTGAGTTTATAGAAATAGAATTGCCGGTTCCTACATTAAATATCTCATTCTTTACTATAGTAATTATCAGTTTAGAAATATAGTTGCACACATCGTTAACACTGACGAAATCCCTAGTCTGTTCACCATCTCCATAAACGATCAGCGGCTCTTTTTTCTGAGCGGCGACATTAAATGCCGTTATGACTCCAGCATATTGCGGATTCTGTCCTTCACCATACACATTGAAGAAGCGAAATATTAAATAATCGATACCCCATTGTTGGCAATACATTTGTATGTATTTTTCGGAGGCTAACTTATCTAATCCGTATGGACTGTTAGGTTCGGCGGCATCAGTTTCACTTACCGCGCCTTCTTTACTGCCATACACCGCTGCGCTAGAAGCGAAGACGAATTTCTTAATCTTATGAAGGTGGGCGGCTGATAATAATTTTATAGTACAGAACGTATTATTGCCAAAGCTATTTATTGGATCTTCAAATGATTTTGGCACACTCACCATACCAGCTAGATGAATGATAGTGTCTATATTATCGAAAAAGATATCGTTAACGTCGATATCTAGTATATCTATTATCTTTTGTTTGTCGGGTGGGAGTGCGGGGCTGCTAATTTTGTCCAGATTATAAATGTCATGCCCATCACTAGACAATTTTTTTATTAAATGGGTGCCAATAAAGCCGCTGCCACCAGTAATCAATATTCTCATATATGGTATTGTATATTATTTTGCGTGTTCAGGTATTCTATAGCGTTATAGAGAATAGATATATCATCATTGAATCGCCCAATGCCTAAATTACAACTGTTGCATATATATCCGCGAAATGTATCGTCAAAATGACAATGATCTAGTATCCAAGTTGTTGTGTGGCTTTTGCAGATGGGGCATGGCCCAGCAATAGGTGGGCGGTTCTGGGCGCGGAGGTTTCGGCGTAAGGAACTAAGTTCATTATTACACGATCTGCATGTGTTTTTGCGGCCAGCATCGTTCGTAGAGAAAAAGGGGAACTCAATTATATCTTTTTCTTTCTTACAGTTTCGGCAGATCTTGATAGACATTTATTATATTATATCATACGTAGAAAACATGGGTTTTTTTATTTTTTGTTTATAGAAAACATGGGTTCGTATTTTTTTTATTTTTATTTATAGAAATATAGCGTTTTTATGTTTTTTTATAGGAAAAGGGGGGGGAGGGTATGGATTGTGTTGTTGTTGAGATAAGAAGAAGGAGATATAATAGATAGATATAATATGATGGTTATTTATGTTAAGGAATATAATGTTTAAGAATTTGGGGTTTGAGAGATTGAGAATAACCTCCCCCCGCCTATATCTCACAAAAGTCAAGAACTTTTTTTTTAAAAAAACGGGGGGGTTGGCATGGCAAATGCTGGGAGCATAACGCGTGCCAACCTACTGCGGCCAGGCCATCAAAAAAAAGTGAGAAAAAAAGCAGATTAAAATTGACGACCTGCAAAATTTCGTGCATTGTATGTACATGAAAAACGAAATGACGGTCCTGAAGATCAGCAAGTTCAAGAGCGTGGTTCTGGTCTCGGTCACGTACCGATTGGCGAACGGTGAAGTCCGTGTGGCTTCTGGCAAGACCGAAAGCGAAGCAATGGCGAACATGACAACCGAGACGACGAAAGTCCTTGACTTCGCCCCGCTTGCAAAACGGAGCGATAGCGGAACAAGCTTCCGAAACAACCGAGGCATGATGGTCGAGGTCTGAAAAAAAAGTGAAAAAAAAGTAGACAGAAAACGCCAACTCGACTAAGGTAACACCATGACAAACGAATTCGCCAACATCAGCGCAGAGAGCAACATGAGCAGCATGATCACCCTGAGCTTCGAAGAAATCATCGAAGCCAACGCATGGTTCGACATGGTTTCCGCTCAATTCGACGAAGTCGAAGCGGCATGGGATCGCCTTGTTGAATACGTTGACAACATCTAACACAACAACAACAACTTTAATACAATAACAATATGTCAAAACAATCTCTTTCTATCAATCAAATCATTCAGTTGCGCCAAGGTCTAGAACTGCGTATCACAGAACTACAAAAGCGCATTGATCAGTGCAATGACATTAATCTGCCCGGTACTGCAAAACTTTGGCAAACCGATTTGAATGAAGTTACCGCAATGCAAAACATATTGAATTCTTGTTACACTGTAACTCTTGAATAAAAGGTAATACAATAAGGGCTGTACTAGTACAGCCCTTACAATAACAATATAATAACATGCAAGACATTAACAACAACGAACTCGCCACCCTTCGTATCGCTCTTATGGATAAGATAGATAAGATGGATAGAATCATCAAAGAGTGCGAAAAGACAAACGATCAGCTTAGTAAGTTATATTGGGAAGAAGCTATTGTTAAACACAACGAATTGTTAAACAAGTTGTACGATATGCAGAGATAGTAATACAATAGCGCAGCAAGAAGCGTGCCAACCACCTTGGCACGCTATCTGCTCCCCCCCCCCCCCCCCCCCCCCCCCCGGGGGGGGGGGGGGGGGGGGGGGCCTAGCAAGGCCCGTGCCAACCTATCCGCCAACCCTCAGTATACGTCGTCAACGTATTGGTTCGCGTCGTCTGCGACATCGTCGTAGACAGGCTCTGCGACATCGTCGCAGGTTGGGACGTTGTCCACCGTGCTGTCCTCGGTCCCGTTGTACGCACCGTAGAACTCCTCGGGCGCGACGGTGGCGAAACTGGCGACTTCGTTCTGCGGATCAATCATTGAATTCATGCGTACAGAGTAGGCTGGAAACCTTCCAGACACAAGAAAAAAATGCAGAAAAAAGAAAAAAAAAATGTGCAAAAAAAGCTTGACACAGCCAACCGCGCATGAGTATAATGGGGTATCCCAAAGGGGATACCCCCTCCCCCCCCTCCCCCCCAGGGGGGGGGGGGGGGGGGGGGGGGGGAGCAAGAGTCGTGCCAAGAGGTTGGCATGACATCTGCTGGGAGCAAGTACCGTGCCAAGTGCGCGTCAAGATCAAAAAAAGATTTTTGCGATTTTTCTCGACTTCGCGCGAAGATTTCAAGTGTAAACGCCAGGTTGACGCTGCGAAAAAAAGTGAAAAAAAATATACGAAAGATGTGGACGAATCTCAGCCTTTCGTCTAATCTTTGGGCATGGAAAACGAAATCAAATGGTCGGATCTGGTGGACATCGAAGTTGACGGTGGCACTTCAACGGTGGCTTACGTCACAAGCGCATTCAGCAAGGTGCTGAATCGGGAACTCACGGAAGATGAGTGCGAGGCGGTCACTGCGAAGTTCTCTCGCGAGATGTACGAATTGGAGTTCAACAGGAAATACTAACAACAACAACAGTAGTAGTAATACTACAATAACCTTTTATATAAACAACAACATGAAAAACATTTCTTATACTGAGCGCGTTGCAATCATGGCGGCTCTTAACATTCGTTTGTCACAGATTGACGATGAAATCAAGTTGTGTCAGAAGCTCAACAACGAAGACAGTGTTATATACTGGAGCAAAGAGCGTCAAACACTAGATGACGCATTCAATAAATTTACTGATTTAGTGATAAGTCAGTGATAGTAGTATAACGGTACAGCACAAAGTGTGCCAACCATCTTGGCACGGCATCTGCTCCCCCCCCCCCCCCCCCCCCGGGGGGGGGGGGGGGGGGGGGGGGGGGTATCCCCTTGGGATACCCCATTGTACTCTGGAAGGTTGAGGCGCGTCAAGCTTTTTCGCAAAAAATATTTTTGTTTTTTCGAGCGATTTTTCTTGACTGTCGTCTAGGTTGTCAAGCGAAAAGTCCAGGCCGATGCCAAAAAATATCTGAAAAAATATCTGCAAAAAGATTGACGATCCACGTTTTTCAGGCTAATGTAACTGCATGGTAAATGAGTTTTCTACGATTAGCGCAGAGTCCGCCTTGTCCGACATGATCCAGATGTCCGCCACCGAGATCACCGAAGCCAACGAATGGTTCGACATGATCGAAGATAAATGGGTTGATTCGTTCCGTGAGGAATAAATAATAACAACAGCAACAACGAAACAATAAATAATATGGAATTAACTAATAACGACATTTTTAGCATGCGCCTTGCTTTACAAGAACAGATAAAGGAGGCAAACAAGTGGATTGCCGAAGCTCAAGAAAAGAACCGCCAAAGCAGTGTTAACTTTTGGCAAGAACGTTCGAATATGTACACCGAGACCCTGAACAAGCTGGAATATAAATAACATGACAACAGAAGACTTTCGAATCATCGAAGCGATGTCTAAATACGGTGGCTCTTTTGCTAAGTCTATTGCTAATGCCGCCAAACTCGCAGACGATAACAATTATAATAAGTTAAAACAAGCATTCCCCGAACTGTGGGAACGTTATGAGAGTTTCGTAGTGTTTCTAAATAAGGAATAGTAATAGCGCCGCAGCAAGAAGCGTGCCAACCACGTTGGCACGGTATCTGCTCCCCCCCCCCCCCCCCCCCCCCCCCCGCGGCGGCCCACCCCGGGGGCGGGTGTGGGGGCCCCCCCCCCCCCCCCCCCTGGGGGGGGGGAGGGGGGGGTGGGGGTATCCCCTTGGGATACCCCATTGTACTCGATCCGCGCCTACGTTGTCAAGCTTTTTTTGTAGAAAAATTTTTCTTTTTTGTACGCTTTTTTCCTTGACTCCAGGCCGGTTGTCAAGCGCAAACGCCCAAAAAAAATATCTGAAAAATGTTTGACGGCGCACGATTTTTCGTCTAATCTTTGGGCATGAGAAACGAGTACGACATCAACTTCAGCAAGTTCCAAACCGGACAAATCACCGAGACCGAGTGGCGCGAGTTCTGCGACAAGGTTCTGGTTCAGGTTCTGGATGAGACCAAGGAGGTTTTCCAGAGGCTGAAAGTCCGTTAAAAAAATATCTGAAAAATCCGTTGACGGCATCGGAAAAATCAGATAACTTAACAACATGAAAAACGAAATGAATCCAAACTACAACCCCAACAACAATTTCAACCCGTACGCTGGAATGGACCCGAAGATCCTCAACTCCACGCACTTCGTCAACATCGGTGGCAAGCTCTGGAAGAGCTTCCGCAACATCTTCGAAGCGGAAC